AAATACGATGACGGCAACGACACAATCCCGTTTTAAGGAGGGGGCGATGGCAGACGCAGAATGGCTAAACGAACACGGCGACTACAATGAATGGCGCGTCGCGGCAAGGGCGAAATGGATGGAGGATTACGGCGCCGATGAGGCCTATGACAGAAAGATAGACGATGCGATAGATTTTGCAGAAAGGGATCCCTATGTGGATGAACGCGAGTGAATTTGCAAAGCGCGAGGGCACGGGCTCCCCTTGGCTCCATGTCTTTCAGCGATTTATGCGCTTTCGGTGGCATCGCGGCGCGAAGGTAGTGGAGCAGATGTGCGAGAACCTAGAGGCGCTTTTGGCAATGAATGAGGAGGTGCGCGCAGAGTTTCTGGCTCACGAGAGGGAGGCTATGCAGGAGGCGAAAAAATGAGTGGCAAAAATTTCAGCGGCAATACGAATAAATTGCGCTCAAAATCCGATTTCTACCAAACGCCCTATAATCTCACGCGGCGACTTTTAGAAGTTGAGAAATTCAAAGGGCGCATACTAGAGCCCGCTTGTGGAGGCGGCGCGATCACTACCATTTTGGAAGAGGTGGGGTATAGGGATATAACGGCTTATGACCTACTGGTAGACGGCAAGGATTTTTTAGACGAAACGCGCGAATTTGACGCCATTATTACAAATCCGCCGTTTAGTTTGGCAAAGGAATTTATCCTCAAGGCTTGCGAAGTCGCGCCTAGATTTGCATTTTTGCTGCCGCTCAGCTATCTACACGGCAAAGAGCGGCACGATGAGATTTATACGCGCGGAATTTTAGAGAAAATCTACGTTTTTACGCGCTACCCGCTTTTATTGCGCGAGATCAGGGCCGATGGTAGACACGAAACGGGGATGATGGTGTATGCGTGGTATATTTTCAATACTGCATACGAGGGTGAGCCGGTTATCCGCTGGCTTGATAACGACGATGACGTAGTAAGGAAAGGACGATGAGCTATAAAATAGAGCTACAAGAGCTTCAAAGGGAGCTTGTAGAGATCAAGGATAAGAAAAAAACAAGCACAAAAGGCGTTTTTTAAAATTGCCGGGGAGCAGATACGGGAGGACTTCCCTTTCTGCCTTATGCAGGAAAACTCTTTTGAAACTATGGTGTTTTCATTCTCAACAAACGGAAAATTTAAATGCTCAAAGACGATGGACTATAGCAATCTATTTTTAGGCGATATTTCCTTTCGGCTTTATCACGAAAAAGGGCAAGCAGAAAAGGTCGAAAGAGCAAAGCAAAGCATAAAGGAATTATACACAGGAGAGAACGATGAGGGAGATTAAATTTAGAGCATGGCTCGAAAGCCTACAAGCTATGGTATCGGTGCATAAAATAGAATTCCTAGACGACGGTAATTATAAAATTTTCTTTAAAAATTTGCAAAACGGTAAATACGTAGATTGTGCCTTGGCACCAAGCTCAATGATTTCTCGTAGTTCCGCAAAAGGCGAACGTTTCGTATTGATGCAATATACGGGTGCAAATGACAAAAATGGCGTAGAAATTTATACTGGATACATCGTCAAATTTATTTCAAGACTTGACGGTAGCAAAAGAATGGGCACGGTCAGATACTGGGCGGGTGACGCTGCGTTCCTGATCGAATGTGAAAGAGAGATATTTTATTTGTTTCACGACGCGCTGAACTGCGAAGTCATCGGCAACATCTACGAGAACCCAGAAATTTTAAAGGATAGACAATGAGTATGTGGTATAGAACACGCATAGAAATTTCAGGGCTGACGCTCAATCAGGCGGCGGCTATTACAGCAAGAGGCAAAGATTTCCTAGGGAGCATAATACCGCTGCCTAAGACCATAGTGCTTGACGAAAACGGCTTTTACAAGACAGAGAAAGACAAAGAGTTCGCGCGCGAATTCTACGACAAAGAGCGCGACTGTCGATTTATTAACTGCGATTGGAAATACACTGTATATCCAGAATATGGCGGGTATCGTGTGCTAGTTGAAGCGCAAACCGAAGATATTCCTAAAAAAGAAATCCTTAAATTTATTAAGGATTTTAAGATGGAGAAAGAATGGCAATGTATAGAATTTCTTGTAACATCTTTTTGGGAAGAATTTGACGAGGGAAGCGATAATTGGATATTGCGAGCAGAGATAATATCAGACGAAAAGCAAAAACTCACGATGACCGAGTATGCGGTAAAGACACCGCTAGCTTATGTAATATAAAGGATACAAAATGACAGAGCTTAAAATCAGAGCGTGGGACAAGCGGCGTCACGAATTTGTCGAGCCTTATAATTTTATAAGAGGCATAACTGGCGAGCTAACGCTAACGTTGGCGCACAAGGACGCCTTTTTCTCGATATATACCGGCATAAACGATATTTACGGCAAAGAAATTTATACCGGTGACATAGTCGTATATTTTTACGAAGGGCTTGGAAGGAGCGGCAAGGTTATATTGGATGAAGGCAAATTTTTGATAATAGATCCAAGAGCTAAGGATGGCGACGATGCTTCCGATTGGGATGCCGTCGAACTATATGAGATTTCTATCACGGCGTATTCCGAGCTTGAAGTTATCGGACCCATATTTAAGCTGCTGATGGCAAAAAGAGAGCAACCAAAATGAGTGTCATATATGTATGCGACAGCTGCGGCGCACGCAGCGAGGATGACGTCAAAATTTACGAATTCGGAAAAGACGTCAAGGAATACACGGGTCTGGATGAATATGACCACTTATGCAAAAAATGTTTTAGCGAGCTGAATGAGGAAAAAGATTTACGTATAGTAGGCAACCAAATTACAAAGAGAAAGGATACAAAATGACGACAAAAGAAATGATCGAGGTTATGCAAGCTTATGAGAAAGGCGAGGAGATAGAGAGGCGTCTCGCAGACTGCGAAGATATATGGGTGCCCGCAACATCGCCGTATTGGAATTGGGATAACTTTGAATATCGCGTCAAGCCCAAAGAGCCTAAATTTAAAGACGGCGACGAGGTAGTGCGCAAAAGTTTTGCAGGCTGCTCTCGCCCTGCCGATATTTGGCACGTCGGATCGCTTGGGATGGACGGAATGAACCTGAGCGACTTCATAAAAGCCGATGACGTCCTTTGGTATTGGGAATATCAAGATGTAGATGGCGAGTGGAAAATGACAGACGCTAGATACACAAAAAGCGACCTTAGTAACGAAGTGCTCGGCCCCAATGAAAGAGAAACGGCTATACCTCTTTACGTGCTCGGATTTAGATTGCCGCGAGAAAAGGATGAGGAGTGAACCCCGCAATAAAACCCGAAGCAATGATAATCGTTGATAAGCGAACTGGCGAAAAGGTAGAACCTTGGGAAATAAATTTCGCCCAAAGAACCATCACGATATTATGGGGCTATGGCGAGGCGTGCGACCCGAAGCTATCTTTACCGATGCCAATGGAAAACTACAAGATACGTATGTGGACGGGTGAATTTGATGAGCGCAATATGCCGATTTACGAGCAGATGGGAGAATAAAATGCTAAATTTCATATTTTGGGGCGTAACGCTCAACTGTTACGCGATTACGATACTTGTTCTTATAGTGAGGGTTGTATTCCCAAACGGGCTTGGGAAAAAGCGCAAGGAAAAATTGCTACCTATAGCGATCGCCATATTCACGCCGTATTTTGCATTTGCCTTAGGGGTCGCAATCTTTCTATTAATGGCATACTATAAATTTGACGCCGACAAGATAGAAGCGAGCCTGGAGAAAAGACTATGAAAAATTTTTTAATCAAAATGTATCGTGCGCTCCCGTCTTTCGATTGCCCGACGCTATATAATGTGCTTCTTGGGCTTTGTGCCATCCCGACAGCAATAGGAATTTTTCTTATTGCGGTAATGTATGTTTTTGACAACATTATTTTTTGGCGAATGATCCACGTGTTAGCCCTACTTGTTATTTTCCAACTTGTGATAGTAGCAATGGCGGCGTATTTTAAGGATGAGAAATGAAATTTTATGAAGTAAATTACATTAACTGCGGCGATATTTCGACTTTGGAATACTACCGCTATAAAGAAAACGCCTACGCTAGGGCATTTGAGCTTAATGCCGCACTGGACGAAGACGAAGAAGATGATGTCTTTTACGGCGTATCGGAAAACGAATTTAAGGACGACCCCGATGAGTAGCCCTGATCGTGAAAAAGAGCGCGAGCTTCTACGTAAGATAGACGGCTTTGCAAAAAAGCGCGACAGAAAAAGCGCGCTTGCAGAGCAAATCCACAAAAGGCTGCTTGAGCTAAATTTAAAGCAGTTGAAGAAAATTTTAAAAAGGATCGAGAAATGAATGAAATCTTGTTATTAATATACTTGGCGGATCTGTCTGACAAGATGTATCCGCTATTGTTGGGTAGCTTCTGCGTCCTTTTAGCAGGCATAATGTTATGGTTTGGCGGCATCCAATTCGACGACGATACGAGCACACGAATGGTAAAAACCGCGAGGTGCATCATTAAAATATCGATAGCCGTCACGATTTTTGCCGTCCTTTATCCATCCAAAAATACCCTTTATATCGCCGCTAGCGCAAAAGCGGGGCAGATAGGGATAGAAAAATTGCAAGGTAGCGATACCTTAGAAAAGGCATTGAAGCTATTGGATAAAAAGCTAGATGAGGCTTTAGCGGAGGGAAAGAAATGAACGATAAATTTATAACCAAAGCCGAAGCGCTTAAAGAGCTCGGTATATCCGCGCGCTCGCTTTACGATAAAGTAAGGCAGGGCGTAATAATAGCCAATAAGGTTAATTCGCGGGTAATCTACTACTCGCTTAATTCTATCCGCGCTTACAAATCAGGACAAGCCGTCCAAAAAGTCGCTCCACCACTGCATTAACGCCGCGCGCTGTTTTAAATTTTTGGCGTGGTTATAGGCGTCTTTCACCTTATTTTTTTCAACGTGCGCGAGGCAAAGCTCTATAACGTCGCTGCTCTGCCCGTGCTCGTCTTGTCTTTCGTGAGCTATCGTGCTAAATGTAGCGCGGAAGCCGTGCGGCGTAATCATCTCATTGCTAAAACCTAAATTTCGCAGCATCGAACGGACGGTATTATCGCTGATCGGGCGAATGTTTGATTTAACCGACGGAAAAATAAGATCGCTTTTTAGCGGCGAGCCGGCGCGATAATCCGAGAGCAGTTTTCGGACGCTTGCGCTTAAAAACACCTCATGGGCTTTACCGTTTTTCATTTTGCTAGCGGGTATGCGCCATAGGCTATTTTTAAAATCTATCTCGTCCCACGTAGCAAAGCGCGCATTTTCGCCTCGCACAGCCGTGTATAGCATAAATAGCGCGCATACCTTTATCCTCTCGTCCCCGAAATACCCCTTTATCGCTTTTATTAAATTCTTTATCTCCGCCTCATCTTTAAAATACGCAAAATGCCTAATCTGCCGCTTGCCGATCAGCGCGGTTTTGTCAATATCGGCGATGATGTTGTGCTCTACGTATTCGTGGAGCAGGGCAAATTTATAAAAGCCGTTTAGCGCTCCTAAGACCCTTTTTGCGGTT